CAAAACCCCAAAACCCCAAAAACCCCCAACCCCATTAAAATTAAAAAATATATAAAAATATCAAATGATATTAAATGGAAAAATAAGAATAGAGAAAGATATAATGAATATATGAAAAAATACATGTTAGATTATAGAAAAGAAAAACAACCAACAAAAACTAAAAGAAAATTAGAACCAAAAACAGAGTTTTTTTTCAATAAAAAATATATAAAAACAATTATAGAATTTAATTAATATGGATTTAAATTTAAATCAAAATTATAAAAAGGTTTTAGATAAAGAATTTAAAAAATTCAAATCTTTTTTATTAGATACTGATGAAAGTTTTTATAGTTATGAAAAAAAAGATTTAGAATGTTTATTTTTATTTAGTATAGTTGATAATACAAATGCTATAAAAAATATTAAAAAAAAATTATTAAATAATAATATAACTGAAAAAAGTGCAAACAGATTTTTTTATTCAATAATGAAATTTAAATATAAAAATGAAAAAGGTTTGTATTCATGGAACGAAATTGAGGAATGGAATATAGATTTAGATGAAGTAAAAGAAACAACGACAAAATATACATTAATTTAAAAACTATTAACAAAATTCTAAAATAAAATATTTTATAATAATATAAATATGAATCCAGATCAAGTCAAATTCTCAAATTCTCCCGTTGAGGCAACTGCTGCCGATTCAGAACTCGTAATTTTCCGTTCTGAATTAAGCGAATATAATCCTTCCTCTAATAAATTCGTAAGAATTAATCTTCCAGTCGCTGATAAAGCTTGGATTGATTTCTCTGATACAACTATTTCTTTAAAATTAACCAACAGAAGTCATAACACTAATTCCGCTTCCACAACAACAACAAAAGTAAAAACTCAATTATCCAATTTAATTAAATCCGTAACCTTTTTAAATAGTCAAGGAGAACAAATTGAATATATTAATAATTATAATTTAGTAAATAACATTATGGACGATTACATGGTTTCAGCAAATCATAAAGCAGGAGTTCAGCAAATTCTCGCCGGTGGTTCAGCTGATGGAAACCCAGATTCTGCTCTTGAAATTGCTGGTTCAGCAACAACTGCTGAGGCAGATGGTGGTTCATTAACACTTGTTGATACTCTAATGACCGGTATTACAAATGCTGGCGTTATGCTTCCATTAGGTTATTTGGTAGGACAGAGCCCAGCAATAATTTTAGAATTAGAAGATCCTAACACCGCTTTAAAAATAGCAACAGCAACCAACGCTGTTTGTGCTTACAAAGTAAGCGATGTGCAGATACGAGCAAAACAAGTAAGATTTTCTTCAACTTTCAATATGAATTTTGAGGCTCAACTCCAAGAAGCAGGTATGGCTGGCTTAAATTATATCACAACTTCTTATTTACATAATCAAGGACAAATCGCTAATGGTGTTTCAGGTTTACAGAATATTCCATTCAGTTCTAACCCAAGATCCGCCCAATATATTCTCGCTTGTATTAGAAAAGAAACTGATGTAACTGCAATTGATAAATATTCAATTGGAACTCGTGTTTCTGGTGGTTTAGACCAATATTCTTGGGAAATTTCTGGTAAGCAGTATCCGTCGCAACCAATAGATCTCGCCAATACTAATTACGCACAAGGTTTCTCAAATGTTTTAGATGCTCTTGGTGCTATTGGTGCTGTTAATAGAAATACATTAGTTTCTGTATCTGGAACTAACACATTATTTTATTCAGCAACAGAAGACACCGCTTCAAAATTCGTCGCTGCTTTACCATTAGAGGACTTTAACTCTTCAAGTAACCCATCAGTATATAGTGGCGCTAATTTATCAGTTGTCGGGCAAATGGCGTTCCGCCCAAAACTTTCAGGAGCAATTACAGGAGCTCATCGTGTAGATTTCTTTACTGCTATTGATATGTCGCTTCATGTAACCGCTGACGGCAGAATGTATAGTGTTAAATAAATTATTTAATTAAAAATAAATAAAAAAAATTAAAATATATTAATAAAATATATAATGGCGATTGGATACTCAAACATAGACGCTCTCAACACAAGACCCCAAGCATTAAGATTAAATGATATAGCAACAACAAGAATAGGATCTAAAAAAAATTATATTACACAAAACCAGACAAATATTCCAGTAGTAAAAGGCGATGCTGTTATAGCAAAAAATTTCACATATAAAAGGAGATTTTCTTAAACCACCACCCATTTTTTATAGATAATCAACTTTATATTTTTTTTTGTTTTTTTAAAGTATAGATGAATAAATATATTTTAAAAAAATCAACTAGAAAAGATAAAAAATACATGGTTCTAATTGATAATAAAAAAGTTCATTTCGGGCAGAAAGGATTTACTGATTTCACAATAAATAAAAATCCTGAAAAAAAGAAACTATATATTAGTAGACATAAGAAGAGAGAGAACTGGAATAAATCAGGAATAGAAACTGCTGGATTTTGGGCTAAACATATTTTATGGAATAAACCAACATTAAGAGAATCAATTTCTGATACTGAAAAAAATTTTAATATAAATATAATAAAAAAATAAATAAAATAAAATAAAAATAATACTATAAAATATATATAATGGGATTATTTGATAGTATTGTAAAATCAGTACCTAAAATTATTACAGGAAAAGTTGTTAGAGATGCCGGAAAAAAAATTATAAAAGGAACAACAAGAGGAATTCCTAAATTAGTAAAAGGAGTAATCCGAACAATTCCAAGACAAATCGCAGAAAAAGCAGGAGGTGTTAAAGTTTTAAGTTCTGCCGTTAGAGGTGTATTAAATACGCCGTTAACTAACTCTCAAATTAAAAATGTTTTACTGGCTTCATATACTGCCGGAGCAAGACAAGGAGCAAAAGGTCAAGCATTAAAAGAGTTAGGTGTTCTAGCAAAAGCAACAAAAGGAGTAAGAAATTTATCTCAATTACAATCTGCACTAAATGCTTTGAAAACAGGAGCACAAGCAGAAAGACCTTTAATGAAAAAAGTTTTATCTGCTGTTCTTAAAGGTAGTAAATCATTATTAGGAACTGCTGTATCGGGTGCTGACGATGTAGCAAGAGAAACTGCTAAAAATTATATAACAGGAGAATTAGTATTAAAAGGTTTAGGTGGATTAACAGCATTAGGAGGAACGGCGGGGGGGATTGTTTTAGGAAATAAAATATCAAAAGATTTAGATAAAAAATAAATAAATAAAAAATAAATAAATAAAAATTATTATATTTTAAAATAATATATAAATGGGATTATTTGATAATGTTAAAAATACAATTGGCGGATCATTAACTGAATTAAGAAAGAAAAAGAAAATATCATTAGATAATTTACAAAAAGAAATTGGAGATTATTATTTAGGAAATAAAAAGAATGCTATTTTAAGAAATGCTTTTAAACTATCAACTTCTAATGATACTATGTCTACATTAAAAAAAAAAGTAGAAAATAAAATAATGGATGATGCTTTTAAAATGGCTAAAAAATATGATAAAATTGGAGCTTTCAGACCAATTGGAATGGTGGCTATGAAACAAGACCCGAATAGATTAAAGAAAAAAGCTACTGGAATATTTAATAAATTGAAAAAGGGATTACCTGTGAAAGAAATTGAAAATATTTTAAAAAAAATTAAAATATCAAAAGTAAATAAAAAAATGTTAAAGTAATATATATAATGGAAAACATATCCAATATAAAATTAAAAAAAGCATTATCTTCAATTAAAAAAGATATTAATAGTAAATTAGGTCCTATCTGGAAATTAGATAAACCTAAATTAATAAATAAATTAAAACAATTAAATTATAAATATGATCCAAATAAAAAAATTTTATATACTGATTCTATGATAAGAAAACCAAGAAAAATATATTTATAGATTTAGTTATAATGTAAATCTTCAACATCTATATCTAATAATTCTGATACTTGAATGGATATAACTCCTCTTGTTAATTCTATTAAGTGCAGGTCGCTATGTTCGTCAGCATATTTAACTAAACCATATAATGAAATTATAAATTTTTTTAATTTAGCAATTTCGTCATTTTTTTCTTTCATTCTATTTTTAAAATCTTCGCATATATCCAAATATTCTTTTTCATTACTCATGCTTTATAATATAAACAAACATTTTAATTTTATAAAATAAATCAAAATATGTTTAAATTTAGTCATAATATAGAAAAAACCCCAACTATGATAAAAAAACAGCATTTTAATCTAAATATGACTAAATTTAAACATAAAAATTAATTTTTATTCTTAATTATTATCATTTTATAGTTTTATTATCATATTTATATTTATAATCATAGTTAGATTTTATTTACCAACTTCTTTTTTGGCGAGTTCGTGTGCTTGTTCAAAACAAAATCCTTTTAGCATTAATTTTTTCATTAGATCTAAATGTTTTTTAGTATGGTGTTTAGAATGTGTTTTCATTAGTTCTTTTTGTCTAACTGATAAAACCTTTTTAGGTTTAAAACTTGGTTTCATAGTTGTTGTTTTTCTATTTCTCATTCCTGTTGTATAAGCCATTATATATTATATAATTATAATTTATTCCAAAATATTCTTTTTCCTTTTTTTTTTAATTCTAATGCTTTTTTAATTTGTGTTTTATTATATTCTTGTGCGAGTGTTGGTGTTTCTTTATTAACTCTTTTTGTAGGGCGACATATACTGGGATTTTTACCTTGTAATTTATGTCTTTCTCCACAAGCAGGAGCATCTTTAATAGATTTTACTTTTCCTAGTATATATGGAGTTAAATTTTTCCATTCTTCTTTATTCCATTTATCAGTACCTGAATTTTTTTTTAATTTTTGATTTATTTTACCACCTAATTTTTTATATGTTTCTAATAAAAACATACTTTTATATGCTGAATGTTTTTTATAAACTTCATCTGCTTTTTTTTTAGCTTTATTATAAATTGCTTTATCTAAAAATTTATTCATTAATATATAATTAATATTTTATTTTATTTTATTTTATTATAGTATAAAATGGGATTATTTGGAAATATTAGAAAAGCATTTAAAAAAGTAGAAAAAGGAGTAAAGCGAGGAACTGAAAAAGTAGTAAAAGGAGTAAAAAAAACTGCTGATGTAACTAAAAAAACATTAGAAAGAGAATTTGAACCAAAAGCATTTGATAAAGGATTTAGAAAAGGTTTTCAAATACCAGCGGATATAATCATGGAGCCCCAGCGGTTCGTGGAAAGAAATGATCCATTATATAAATATGCCGGAGGATTTAGTCCTATATCGTTCGCCTCTTCTATCTTAACTGCTCCTTTAACTTCAACAGGAACTTTAATGAAGTTCGCAGTTAATAAAGATATGCAGAAAAAAATTAGACAAGGAGATCCAGATTCTATAATAGATTTAGCGACTGCTCCATTAGGATTAATTCCAATAGGTGGAGGAGCAGGAAAAGCAGTTGAAGAAGTAGGGGAAACAGGAGTAAAAACAGGTGCTAAACAAGTAGCAAAAGTCGGTGCTAAAAAAATAGGAAAAAAAGCAGTAAAGACAGGAGCAAAATCCGCTTTATCTAATGTAGCAAGAAAAGGAGTTTTTGATGAAAGATTATTAAAAATAAAACCAATAAAAGATATTCCAAAGCAAGGTATAGTTAAACAAACATTATCAAAAGCAGAAAGATTAAAACAAGCCAAAGGTGCTTTCAAACAGGCTTCAAAATTAGGTCAATCGGTTAAAGGATTATTTTAATTTATAATAATATTTATTCAGTTTACATAAAATAAATAAATAATTATTTTTTTTATGTTATATTTAATTATATATAATACATGGTTAAGATGAAGGTTGAGAAAAAAGAGAAAAAAAATAATCTTAAAAAAGGAATTGTAAAATCAGGAGATAATAATGATATTAGAGAATTAAAAAAGATTTTAAAAAAATTAACTATAAAATATTTACAAGGAGAAGAAAAGAAACTTCCCAAAGAAAAATATTCAAAAGTAAAAAAAAAGTTTATGGATAAAGTAGATACATTAGATGCTATAAATGATTTAAAAAAAGCAATTAAATTATTAATCAGAAAACTTGGAAAATCAAAAGAATTAGATGAAATTAAAGACACTTTAAGACAAATTAAAGATAAACCAGCACCACAAGCACCAGTAAGCGGAGGCGGTGGAGCACCTGTTATTACAATAACTCAACCACCAGCTCAATCTGCACCGCAATTTTTACCATTTCCATTTCAAGGTGGAAGAGAATTTTCAGGATTTACACCAGAAGAAAGTAAAAAAGAAACAGAAGCAGAAAAGAAATTAAAAGATTTAGAAAAGAAATTAAAAGAAGACAAATTGAAAGAAGCCTCAAAAAAACAAAAAGAAAAAATAGATAAATTAAAAAAACCAAAACAGAGAGATCCAAAAGAAAAAAGAGATTCTCCTCCAACAGGTCCTGTTGAAAGATTGAAGTTAACACCACGAGAATTTTATGATTTATGGACTCCGCCTTACATGTCTTTTGAAGATTTTATAGAACAGGATTTAGATGCTATGAATGAAGATAATGAAGAGGATGGAATAGAGCCAATTTCATTAGAAGATTATATTCAAATGTTAGAAGATGATAATTTTAATATTGATCCAGAGGGTATAGGAGCAGATGGGTTTATAAAAGATGAATATATAAGAGAACAATTCCCAGATATTTATGATAATCATTATGGAACAACTACAATTCTAAACGACGATGGAACTATTAAAGGTAATGAAACCATAACTATTCGTGATAGAGTTAAAAAAGCAAGAGAAGATATAAAAGCAGCAAAGAAATTTAATAAATTATTGAAAGATAAATATAAAAAAGCAGGTAGAGGTACATTAAATGCCGAGGATTTAGTTGATGTAATGGAACAAGCACCAGAATTTTTAGGTAATATTAAACATTATTATGATGAATATGTAACGCCAACTTTTGAATATATACAAGAAGAACCTATTGAAAAATTAAAAAACATAACAGCGATGATTGGGGCAGTAAAAGCAGGGATAGAAGTTAAAAGAGCATTAGTTTCAGGTTTATCCATGTTTAGAGAGAGATTTAGAAGACCACCTCCTCCGGATAATAATGATAATAATGACGATACTCAACCTCCTCCTCCTCCTCCTGATATGGGGGGCGGTGGTGGTGGTGGCGGTGATAGTAGAAGAAGACCAACTCCTCCTCCTCCTCCTCCAAAAGAAGATGAAGATGAAGATGAAGATCCTGAACCAACAACTGAATTTGATACTGCAAATATAATTAATGAATTATCAACTGGAATAAGTATTCCTTCCGCTTCTGATATTTCCGTTAGTGAACCAGTTGTAACTAATATGCCTTTGACTGATAGAATTTATGGTGTTGAAATTCCAAGAGCAACAAGTTTAATGACTGCTGGAATAGCTATGCTTGGGGCTGCTTCTGCTTCTGGTTTATTAACAAGAAGACTTCCAACGCCATTTCAAGAACAAAGATATAATGATAGACTTCAAAGAATTTATGAAGAAAGTTATGCCGATTTACAAGAACAACCAGCAACCGGAATTGGTGCTGATCCAAGAAGATTATTAGAATTTGAAGAAGCATCAAGAAACAGGAATGAAGATACTTTGGATTTATATAGAGATAGAATGAGAGCAGATATTAGAAGTAATACTGAAAGAAGAGTAACAGAAGAAAGATTAAGACAAGAAATTAGAAGTAATACTGAAACAAGAGCATTAGAAAGAAGAAGATTAAGAGAATCAGGAAGAGAAAGAGATGCTCGTCAAGATTTCGGCGAAGTTTTAAGAAATCAACGAGCTTTAAGAGATGAATTAGTAGATAGGCAAAATATGCCTCAACCCATGCCTCAATCATTAAGAGCTAATAGAGGAGAAGGATTACAAGATAGATTCAGTAGACCAGCAGGAAGACCTCCAAGAAATAGTAAATGGGACGGAGAAACCGGAAAATATGTTCCTCAATTAGATCCACAGCAAGTTACGCTGGATACATATTTTAGAGCACCACCTCAAATGGAGCAGGTAGTGGAGGATATTGTCGTAAGTGGAGAAGGACCTCCAAGAGTTGAAATAGAACCGGTTGAAGAGGAAGAACTTGGAGGAGGAATGGAATTAACACCACCAACTGATGAATAGATTTTACCTAATTTTGGATAATCAATAATAATATTTTCTCCACTTTTAGGGGACTTGTTTTTTTTTGTAAAAAAAATATAATATATATATAATAATGAATGATATAGTTCTTAAAGAAAAATATAATTATATACAAAGACAACCTTTGGAAATTGTAATAAGTAGTAAAACAGGAACAAATATAAGTACATTAGACGGACATAAATTTTTTACATTAGAAACAGAAATAGTAGCAAGAAAAGATGAAAAAATATTATTATATTTAAAAAAAGCATTTATTCCATTTTCATTTTATACATTATCAGAAACTCAAAAAAATAATAAATTAGATATTCAAGAAGTTCAACTAGACGGAACAACGAATGATTACACAATAACAATTCCTGACGCTAATTATAATATTAATCAATTATTAAAACAAATTAAAACACTCATGGAAACAAGTTCAACATTTAATTTTAAATATAGTATAACATATGATGAACCAACAGCAAAAGTTCATTTTTTAATTAGTTCTGGAACTAATATATTAAAAACAATTTTAAAATTTAATACTGGATCTAATAAATTAAATTCTGTTGATAATATTTTGGGTTTTACTGATAGTGCAGATTTAGAATTTACATCAACAACAGAATTAGTATCAACAAATATAGTTGATATGGCTGATGGACTTGATTCAATCCATATTAAATCAAATTTAGTAGGCGATAATATACAATCAACAAGCGAAGATGGAAGCGAATTATTAATAGTTCCAATTGATAAAGAACCTAATTCTATATTATATTTTGATGAAGGTTCTAATCCTTTTAAACATTTATTAAGCCAAGAAAGTATAAAGAGAATTGAAATTAAAATGGTTGATGGAAATAATAATGTAATTGATTTTAATAATGTTCCATATACTTTAATATTAATTATTGAATTTTTATTTAATCCTAATCAAAGTTTATCACAAGATAATAAAAAATTAGAAACACAAGATAAAATTAATAAAACAATAGATAATAATTTAAAATTAACAAAAGCCATTTTAGATGGTTTGAATAATAAAAAAGATAATATAAAAAAGAAAAACTAAATTTTATAATATACATGTTATTTGTAATATAATAAAACAAAAAATAATATAATAAATATATAGGTTAATATGAAAATATTAGAAAAAGAATCTAAAATAAAAATTAATGGTGCTAAAATGGATACTGCTGATAGACCTAAAAATTTATCTAAATTTTTAAATTATGTAAACTTATCGCTTATTATAGGTCTTCCTGCAAGTGGGAAAAGTTCATTAATAAGGCAATTATTAATGGGAACAAGAGATGATAATTTATATAATGATGTTTTTCATAGTGTTTATTATATATCGCCAAGCGATACTATGAGTTTAAATCTTCCAGAAGATAAAAAGATAATATTAGATCAAGATCCTTTGGAAGAAATTTTGGAGAATATTTTACAAAATGAAAAAGATTTAGGAGAAGAAGATGAACCACATCATGTTCTTATAATACTAGATGACGCTGTAAATTTCTTAAATACAAGAAAACAAGCGATGAAAACTTTTAGAAAAATGGTAATGAATGGTAGGCATATTTTAGGTAAGCATAGTAGTCTTCAAACTTGGTTGGTTTCTCAAAAAATAAAAAGTATTCCTTTAACAATTAGAAGTCAAGCTAATCAAATATGGTTTTTTAATAGCACAAAAGCAGAAAAAGAAATATTAAGAGATGAATACACAGGATTAGATAAAAAAGAAGCAAAAAAATTATTTGATTATGTATTTAATAAAAAACATAACTTTTTATTTATTAATTTACAACTTCCACTTAATACAAGATACTTTAAAAATTTTAATAGATTAATGATTGTAGATGAAGAGGAGGATTAATTTCAACTCACCTAAAATTGGATAATCAATAATAATATTTTTTCCACTTTTAGGGGATTTAATTATGAATTAAAATCTAACTATATTATATATAAATGGATTTATTGAATTTGTATAAAACACAAAAACCAAATGCTTCTGATATAACTATTAAAACATATATTAGTAATATTAAAAATTTACATAATTTAATTAAAGGAAATAAAGAGATTAATGATTTAAATTTTTTAGAAGATTTTGAGAATGTTAATAATGCACTTAAATCCAAAGTTAATTCTACTATAAAGAATTATTTGGTTTCTGTAATAATAGCATTAGGTTCTGATAAAAAATATGATAAATTAATAGATAAATATAATAATAAAATTAAACAATTACAAGAAGAAATTTTAGATCAGTATGATAAAAATGAAAAAAATGGTAAACAAGAAAAAAATTGGATAAATCATAATGAAGTTTTAAAATTATTAAGAAAAATGAAAAAAGAAACGAAAGATTTATTTGATAAACCAAAAGAAGATTTAACAACAAAAGAAAAAGATTTAATTCAACAATATCTCGTTATTTATTTATATTCAGGGAAAGATTTTCCACCAGTAAGGAATGACTACGCCGAAATGAAAGTAGTTGATGAAACAGAAGATTTAAAAAAAGATAAGAATTATTTATTAATCAAAAAAAAAGGTAATCCTAAATTTATATTAAATGAATTTAAAACAGCTAAATATAAAGGAGAAAAAGAAATAGATATAAAAGATATTGAATTAAAAAAGTTAATTAATAAATGGTTAAAAATTACTGGTGAGGATTATTTATTATTAAATTTAAAAGATAATTCCCCTATGACTGCTAATGGAATTTCTAAATATTTAAATAAAATTTTTCAAAAACATTATAAAAAAAATATAAGTACAAGTTTATTAAGAAGTATTTATATAACAAGTAAATATAATAACCCTAAAATGACTATTGAAGATAAAAAGAAACTTGCTAATGATATGCTTCATTCTAAAAATGTAAGTGAATCAGTTTATAATAAAATTGATTAATGGAATGTTTCAGAAAAACAAAAATTATCTCCGTCTAGTTCATAATATTCTGTATTTAATACAATTTCATAATCTGTTTTTAGTTGATAATTTAGAGATAAATAAATTTTTCGTCCGTTTTCTGTTTCAATATACATTCTATTATCAGCATCAGGGTTTATCTTAACTTCAAACATACCCATATGAACCTTCTCTCCTTTTAATAGTTTTCTTCTCATATTATAATATTTGGAAACTTTAACCATAATTCCTCTAATCAACATGTATATTATATGTTTAGATTTTTTTTATGAATTAAAAACTAAATATGCGAAAAAAACCAAAAATTATTTTCTATGTTAATTATATATGAATACTGATATTAGTGATTATTTTGAATTAAGAGATATTCCAGATTATAATGGAAAATATAAAGCGAATAGAAATGGAAATATTTGGAGTTGTAGATTAAAACGATTTATGAATTTTTCTATTGATCCTTGCGGATATTATATTGTTGTTTTATGTGGAGTAACTAAAAGAGTGCATAGATTAATTGGAAAAACATTTTTAACTAATGAAAATGATTATCCTTTAATAGATCATATTAATCAAGATAAAAAAGATAATCATATTAATAATTTACGATTTGTTCCATATTGGGTTAATAATTTAAATAGAAATTCAAAAGGAGTTTATGAAAAACCTAATGGGAAATATTATAGTATATGTTGTAATCAATTTTTAGGAACATTTGATAATTATGATGAAGCTAAAAATTGTTATGAAAATAAAAAGACCGAATTACTGAAACCTTTTGAAAAAAATATATTATAATATATATAATGATAGAAGCGGAAGTAGCTAAAATAGTTAATCCTAATAAATATAAAAAAAATACTTATAATTTATTATCAAACATACAAAAAGAAGTTTTGGGGAATAAAAGAACTTTAATCAATATGAATAAAAGTAAAAGAAATCAAACATTAGAGAATATTCCAAAAATTCTCCCATTTAAAAAATATATATAAAATTAAAATATTAGATTAATATATACATGGTTTCATATATTTATGAGTATTTATATCCAGAAGATGTTGACTATGCTAAATTACAATTATATTTTTATAATGATAAATTAAGACAGATTGAAAATGAAAACATTAATGATAATACAAAAGCATTAAAAAAAAAAAGAGTTAATTTTGTAATCAATTTAATAAAATATGGTTATGGAATATAAAATAATTTTATTTTTTATATATACATAAATTATATAATGGGATTATTTGGAAATATAGGTTCTGCAATTAAAAAAGGAGTTAA